GCCGTAGCGCTGCACCTTGGCGTCGGTCGCCTTCATGAAGCCCGTGCGGGTGTCTTCCAGATAGCGATAGCGGAAGAACCCCGTCTCCTCACCTGCGGGGGAGAAGTACGGGATCTTGAATCCAGCCCCGGCAACCGCAAGCCCGAGGGCTCCGGCGCCAGCTGCGCTCATTGGGGTGAAGTGGTGATCCTTGATGATCTCGGGGTCGTCGAGCAGAGACTCCTGGAGCTTCTTGTGAAACTTCTCCAGGATCTCCGGGCTCGGCTTCGCCGTCGGCGCAACAGGGGAGACTTTCGACGCGGGCGCCTTCGGCGCCTTTGTCTTGCCGGGCTTTGTGGGCATCCTACCGCGCCAGGCGACTGAGGTCCGGAGACAGATCCTTGAAAGTGGTGCGCACGTCCGGTTTGTTCTGGAGGCCAGCCAAGTGCTTGCGCAGCGCCTCGTTGATCTCCGCACTCACGGTACGCCGTGGCTTCAGGGTGGGTGCGACCTCGGCAATGGCTGCAAGCAGGCGCTGCGACTCGGCCAGCCGCGAGGCCTGCACCTTCGCGCGCTTCTCCGCTGGCAGCGCCTCTTCCGACGCGGACAGATGGACGAACCGCTTGGCGGCAGCGCGCAGAGCGGGGATGTCCGACTGGCACAACCCTTGAGATGCGACGAACTCGTCGATGGCTTTGCGGTTGTCTCCGATATTCACGAAGACGTTTGATTCCTTGGACATGGTTGAAATACCTCCCGAGGTAGGTAATGTAGTCTTCGCAGCGCTCCGTTCGCACGGCGCTGCAGAAGTAAAAGATCGTGCCATCTGCTGATTTACTTGGAAACGGGCTTGGCGGAGTTCTCGCTACAGACGGCCCTGATCGCTTTGATTGGCGGGTAATCCTTCCCGCGCCGGTAGTTCCACCACCATGTGGGGTAGGGGGCGAGCACCATATTTGAGAGCCCCCAGTCCTCCGCCCACTTGAGCGCTTCCTCACCCATGCAGACCACGAGACGCCACGTGTTCGCGAGAAGCGCCGCTGCGTCCTCATACACCAGCTGGCCGTCGCGGACGGTCTGGGCGTTCACCCAGTAGAGGTCCTCCTCGCGGACACCGGCGAGTTCCAGCTGCTCGGTGAGCCACGCGGCGGGTCCGTCGGGACGGGAGGAGATGAATGGCCAGTACGGGCCTTGGCCTGCCTGCGCAGGACCGGAGCCGACCAGCAGCACCGGAGCCGACGGGTTCCCGATGCCGGGCCCGACGTTCCTGGGGAACACCTGTGGTTTGATCCCGTGCCACGGCGCGCCGACGATCGTGGCGCTCAGGCCTCGAGCGATGCGCTCCAGCATCCGGCTTTGAACTCCGGAGAGCAGGAACCCACGGTCCACCAGAGCGATGTCGTGATCGCCGCGGGCGTGCGCTCGCAGAGCTTCCGACCGGCGGATGAACGCCTCGTAGGGGCCGTACTCGGTCTTGGGGAGGAACACCAGCTGGGCGTTCCTCGCGATGGCTGTTGTGGCTCCCGGAGGTGTTGCCCCGGAAACGATGGTCAGTGCTCCAGGCATGTGGAGTCCTCGGAATCGAGATGATGAATGAGGTCCCGCAGCCGCCGGTGAGCATGCTGCGGGGCCACCTGCTCCTGGCGCACCCGCTCGTCACGGCGCAACTCCTCCAGCGAGCGTGCCCGCCGGAAGGTCTTGGGCTCGGCAGTTTTCACGGCTTCTTTCGGGGGGCGCGGACATCCTTTGCGGCGTTCGCTGCAAGGGACTCCTGCTCCATCGTCTGGCGATCGGCCACGAGCTTGCTATACCCCGCTAGGTCGACAAAATTGTCGATGTACTCCGCGTCGCCGTTGAGCACGCGACCGGTCTTGTGGGCGACCATCTCCAGGCACTCCCGCACGTCGCCGCGCAGCGTGGGCCACTTGGCCTTCACCGGAGCGAGGGCAGCTTCGAGGTCGAGCACGAACTTCTCATCCTGGAGGTCTTCCAGGATGGTTCCACGCATGACGCTCTTCAGCGCCTGCGTGATCGCGGCGTGGCCGAGAAATGCACCGTAGCGCGCGCCGCGCTCGGCCAGTGTGTTCTCGATACTTGGCATCTTCATTTCCTTGGTTGAAGGGTTCAAAATCTAGCAAGAGCTCCCGGCGGGAATCGAACCCACGGTACCCGAGGTTAGCTACAGCGCCTGGGATACCCTCCCCGTACGGAGCGGTTGCAAAAATCCGGCGAGTTCCACGCTCCAAGCAGCCTGAGCCGTGGCTGCGCAATCCGAGGCCGTGCAGGGACCCTCAGCCGCTTTCACGGTTTGGGTGTATCGTGGCGCTCCTCTCAAGACAAATCGCAGGCGCCGGACTCGAACCGGAAACCTTCCCCGCATGAAGGGGCTGCTCAACCAATTGAGATCCTGCGGCGAAGCCCTCCGGTCTCCCGACGGAGGGCTGCACACTCACGCCACGGCGATCAGATTCTCGGCGATGGCCCGGCGGATGTGGGCGGTGCCGATCTTGACGAGCGCCGCGCCGTTGCCGCTCTTCTCGACGTACTGCACGCCGGAGCCCAAGAGGCTTCCGACCTTCGGGGCCTTCCTGGCGTCGAGGACCAGCACTTCGGCGACGACGGCTCCGGCCTTGATGGCGGCGGCGACCTTGATCGAGTTCTTGGTGGCCAGGATCGTCTTGATGACGGCCTCCACGGCGGGGGACTTGGACTTGTAGCCCTTGATGACTTCCTTCGAAGCGATCACGGCGAAGGACTTGCCTGCGTACTCGGAGGTGCGGCCGCCCTTGGACTTGGTTTCGGACATTTGGATTCTCCCTGCTTGATGTTCTTGTTGGCGGGCCCTCGGCACTTTGCCGTGCCGCTCGGGACTTTCAGAATATATGTTACCTACTCAGCAACTGGCAAGAGACTTTGTAAGGTTTCTTCCACAGGGTGGTGTTCGACGACCGAGTTCTCGGCCTTCCCGGATACGGGCGACAGACCCAGCTGGTACAGCACCTTCAGCAGGTGCGCGGCCTGCGCCTTTGCATCCTCCAGGGCGTTGTGGGCGATCACCGGCTTGTCGAACATGACGCCAGGGCAGAGCCCGCGCACCGTGCGGTAGCACTTGTTCGCCCGGTGGCTCCACGGCAGCGGCATGCCCGCAGCGGCGTAGGCGTGGGCGAGCAGCACGTTGTCGAAGTCCGAGCCGTTGCCCCAGAGTTCATCGACCCTCCCGGCCTCCGGCGTTCCGTAGCGCAGAGCCCACTTCCCGAACTCGTTCAGAGCTTCGGGAAGCCCCAGCGCCTCACCGGCGAACAGACCCTTGCGGGCCTCGTCCGACTGGCCCATCCACCACATCACCGTGGAGACATCCATCGAGAGTCTCGCAGTAATGCAGGACTCGGGGTTGATGTTCACGTAGAATTCGTCCAGGATCCCCGTCTCGTCGAAGCGCACGGCGCCGATGGAGAGGATCACAGAGCCGGGAGCGGTGCCCAGCGTTTCGAGGTCGAGCATGATGCGGTTCATACGATTTCCTTTTCATTGAGGAGAACGAACTCACCGGTGGTGGGGATCCACTCTTCCCGGGGAGCTGTGGAGGGTGCGTCGATGGCGGCTGCGAAGGTGGGGGCATACCCGCCGCCGCCGTGCATGAGAATTCCCAGGAGGGAGACCTCGGGAGTGCCGACGTCGATGCTCACGCCCTTGGCCTGCAGGGCCTCGTTGCACGGGACGGTGTGCAGCATGAGCTTCACCATGGCGTCGTGGTCCAGGTCGAGCGCCTCGTTCAGACGCGCCAAGATGCTCGTGCGGAACGCCTCGGCGGAGCGCAGCCGTTCGGCCAGCTCCGGCACGAGTCCGTTCTCGACGATCGAGTCGAAGTCGTCGGCATCCAGGTACTTCTGCAGCTGCTCCGCGTCGCCGGAAGCGGCGCTCATTTGTCACCAGCTTTCTTTGCGGTGCGCACGAGCCACTTCTCGAAGCTCTCGGCGATCTTCTCCACGTCGGCCGGCGTGAGAAGCTCCCTTCCGTGCGCGTACTTGATTGCGAGGTTGAGCGCCTCGATGCGAATTTCTTCGATGCTCATTCAGCACCCACTTTCTTGGTCACGTAGGCGACGACGTCGCCCACAGTTTTGAGTTTCTCGGCGTCTTCGTCGGCGATCTCGATGTGGAGTTCGCCCTCCAACTCCATCACGACCTCGACGAGGTCCAGGCTGTCGGCGCCCAGGTCTTCAGAGAGCCGCGCAGTGGTCACCACCTTCTCCGGGTCGACGGCGAGGAGGTTGGCGATGATCTCGTGAGTCTTCTTTTCGACTTCTTCGCGGGTCACTCCACCACCTGCCAGTCTTCGGCCAGCATGTCGGCCTGGTTGATGTCGGCCACGCCGCACGTGCCGTCGATCTTCCGCTGATCGATGTGGGGCTGGTAGTCGATCGCGGTGCCCCCGAGGTAGATCCCCAGGAGCGGCGCGCGGCTGACAGAAAACGTCGAGCCCGGCACGAGGTAGAGGAAGTCGCGGTACTCCCACTCGGCGCGGCGGACCTTCTTGCCCAACTTCATGGCTTCGAGCGCCCAGCCAAACGAGTGCTTCGGACTGACGTCCACGGTGATGTCGTCAATTTTTGCCATTGCTTCTCTCCTTCTTGTATTCCTTCAGGGCGTCCAGGAGCGCCCCTTGGTCTTTTTCCTTCCTGCGAAGATTCCGCAGGACTGCAACTTCCACCGTGTTCCTGGCGATAAAGCGGTGGATGGTCGCGCTCTCGAACTTGTTGCCCTGGCGCAGCACGCGCTTGTTGAACTGGTCGTCCAGCTCGTAGTCGTCGTTCAGCCCGAACCACGCCACGTGGCGACAGGAGCCCTGCAGGTTCAACCCATGGCCCATCGATCGTGGGTGGCCCAACAAAAGCGGCAGATTCCCGGCGTTCCAGTCGCGGCAGATCTCGGCTTCGCGAGCAGGCGAGACGCCCTCTCCCAGGCGAGGTACGTCCTTCCCGAACACCTTCTGCAGACGTTCCAGGTCGTGCTTGAACTGGTAGCCGGCCAGCAGCGGGGAGCCCTGCAGCTCGTCCACGAGGTCCACCAGCGCGTCGAGCTTCTCGTCGTGGAAGTGCGTCCACGAGCGTCCGTCGACGCCATCGTACATAGCGCCGTTGGCGAGCTGGAGCAACTTCATCCGTGCCGACCCGGCGGACGGGGCCATCACGTTGACGCCGCTGTCCAGAACGGAGAAGAACTCGTCTTCCAGGTCCTCGTACACCCGGCGGGCCTTCTGGGGGAGATCCACGTAGATCAGGTTCTCGATCATCTCGGGGAGTTCCAAATAGTCCTTGGCCCCCATGCGCAGCACGTAGGGGCGGAGCTTCTTGTAGATCTCCTCCTCGGCGCCCGGCTTGATCGCCCACTTCCACCCCTGGCGATCCAGGTTGATGAAGTAGTCCATCTTGTAGCGGGTGATGTACTGGCCCAGGCTCTTCCCCAAGTCCATCGTGTAGACCTGCCCGAACAGGTCGAGCATCCCGTTGGGGGCTGGTGTGCCGGTGAGGATCCATCGACGCTGGAACTTCGGCAGCGCGGTCTTCAGTGCCTTGAAGCGTCCGGTGGTCGCATTTTTGACCTTAGAGCAGTTATGAACGAGCGTTCCGTCGGCAAAGTAGTAGGGAGCTCCGTCAACTTCGAGATTCCACACATCGCTAGGACCTGTTGGTTGGAAACTCTCAACACGGACCACCCTCGGACCTGTAGCCAGTCTTCCTTCTTCTGGTCCTGACACTTCCTCGCGGCGGAGTTGTGGCTGAATCCGTCCACCTCGATTGCCAGCATCCTGCGCGGATTCGCGAAGTCCAGCTTGTAGCAAGTTGGGTACCCGCTGGAGCGTGACTCGCCCGTGGCCACTGCATGGTTCCACAGAAAATTCTCCGAGAGAATCTTCCGAACCAGTGCCTCCGCCGGGGAGATTTTCCCGTTCCCGCCCCTCTGCGCGATGAACTTCTCCCTCCGTGGTGCGTCCGCCCTCCAAGAGGCCCGCAGCTTCTCCTTCACAGTCTCTGACCACTCCACCCCTGTATTCCACGGGCGCCGACCTTCCATGGTGCGCCGCATGGTCTTCGCTGCAGATTCTCTCCATTCCGGGTGAAGCTCCCAACGCCCCTGGGATGCACAAGACTTCCCGCAGTACACCGTGCCAGTGGGAGACCTCTTCAGGCGAAAGGCTGGGCAAAGAAAGTCCTTCCCGCACCGTGCACACTTCGCGGGGACCATACGTGGAACGCCCATGGCAATTTTCTGCCCGCACCCAACCACCATCCGTCAAAATCGGATGGTTCGGCGTGCAGACAATCTCCTTGCCATTATCAAGATACAGGCGCACCAACTTATCTGCGACTTTTCTGATGATTCTTTTGATCGGGTACTCCCCAAACCCTGTATCCACCACGTCGCCGACCGCCAACTTTTCGATCGCCACCTCACAGGCGGGGGTGCGTACCTGTGTCCCCGCTGGGAAGCACTCGTCGACAACGAGGATCTCGGGGTCGATCTTCTTCAGGTTCTCGTGGGTGTAGGTGGTCGACATCTTCCCCAGGAAGTTGCGCTTCTGTGTGGCGCCCAGGAGCCAGTCGAGGCCCTCGAAGTTCATCACGTAGATGTCGGCCTCTTCCTTGAGAAGTTCATCCTTTTTTGGCCCGTGGAGCACGACCACCTTGAGATGGGAGAACTCTTTCCACTTCTTCACCTCGGCAGGCCACACGTTTCGCGCGACGCGGAGCGGTGCGAGAATCAGGGCCTTGCGGAACATTCCCTTTTCCTTCAGCACCGACAAAGCGGCCAGCGTGGACGAAGTCTTCCCCAAGCCAGGATCCAAGAACAGCCCGGCTGCGGCGCGATCGACGAGGAACTTCGCGGCCTTGGTCTGGTACTTGTGGGGCTTCCAGGGCTGGGCCTTCACGGCGAACTCCGGTTCCTTCACCTTCTTTTTGCGCGTGGGCAAGGGCGGCGGCAACGATGCGCCTGCCTTCTTCGCGGTTGTCGGCGACTTGGACATTGTGCCCCAGATCTTTCAAGAGTTTGTGGATGTAGAGCTGCAGCTTCGTGGGCTCTTCGCCCGGTCGCTTCATCTCCAGGTAGAGGGAGCGCGCGTGTGGAAGGACGATCAAAAGGTCCGGCCACCCGTTTTGCCCCAGTGGGTTCAACTTGGCGGCCTGGAGGCCGAGACCCCTCGCGAACTCGACCACCTTCTTCTGAATGGCGGATTCTTTGAGGTGTCTCATCGCAGCGCCCAGTCGATCAGGTGGATTGTCAGCCATCCGAGCGTGATCGGCAGGGCGAACACCGCTACCAGCCCTGTCCAAAATGTCAGCACGACGAGGCCAGCAGACGCCCCTGTGCCGACTGCGTCTGCGATCTTTCGATAAGTTCTGGTCAGAACCTGCATAGCTGCTTCCCTCCCGGCAACGCTGCGGAGTTCCCGCTGCGAAAGAAACACCACGCGCAGAACGGGTTCGGCTTGCAGGGGAACGTGGTGTCGCTCATCATGGGCTTCACCTTCTTCTCCCACCGGTCGGCGATCTCGCCCATCTGCTCGCGGCGGTACACCGTGCCTGAGGTCTTCACCACGCCCTGGTCAAGGTACCCGAACTCGGCGGTGACTTCCCCGGCGTCCGGGAACTTGAGGAACATGGCCAGCACGTAGAGGTCTTCCTCCTCCGCGTGGTCGTCGTAGATCCGACCGGTCTTCCAGTCGGTGACGACGTACGAGCCCGCCTTCTTTTTCATGCCCACGTCCAGCTTCATGCGCAGCCAGGCGTCGCGGAACCAGTCGCCGTCGTCCCAGCTTTCCAGGAACGCCCACTCGCCTTCCACCACCACGACCCGTTTCTGCGCGGCATGGAGGTAGTCCTTGAACGGAGTGAGGTCGATCGGTTTGGCCTTCTCGCCGTAGAGCGCCTTGTCGCCGGCCTTGCGGGCTTCGGCCACGGCGACATCCCACGTGATTTCCTTTTTCACGAACCGCTCGCAGACCTCGTGGGCGAACGTGCCACGAGCCATCGCGGGCGAGTCGGGCTCCTTGATCTTCAGGATCCGCTTGTAGGCCAGCGCACGAGGGCACTTCTTGTAGTCCTTGTAGGCGGACAGGCTCCACGACTTCAGTTTCGAAAACGTGGTGGCCACGGCGATGTCGTTGATCGTTCCCGGCTTTGTGCTGCGCTTCACGGCGCGCACCACTTCCCGCTTCGGTGCGACCACCAGGGCGGGCTGCTTGTCGAGGGACTTGAACTTCTTGGCCGCTGCCTTGAGCAGTGCGGTAGGGTTGAACTTTTTGTCGGTCATCAAAGGCTCCCGTCTTGCAAGATCTTCTCACCGGACTTGAAAGTGAACCCATGGGAGTAGTAGCCGTTGTGGTGATTTTCCAGCACCAGGAAAATCTCGTCGGCGCCGTTCGTGAGCCTGAAAGCTGCTTTTCCGCCATCATCCCACTCACTCCGGCCGCCGGTCGTCTGGAAGAACGCTTCGTCAAACGTGAAGCCTTCCAGGGCACCGCCCTCGTGGTCAATAGCCTCCCCATCCCACAGGCACTTGAGGAAGCTCCAGCCGA